ACTGAGTATCAAAAAGCCGGTTAACTGAAACTGTCCAGGTTTTGGGGTTCAGTTCATTACGCCGCATCCGGCACATAGTTAACAGCTCCTACTTCTTCGCCTCTGCAACCACTTTGCTACCCACGCCGCGGTTATTGTATTCCCACATGCGGTTGTAGTTAGTGTCATTCAGATTGCGCTGTACTTCGTCGTTATCATCAACGCTGCCGGTGTTACCCGCAAACGGACGATTAGAGATCACCGCATCAGCCCACGGTTTGGCTGTGTTAAAACCTTCGTTGATGGCGCTATCACGGATCACTACCTGACCGTTGGTATTGGCATCAACATCCAGCGAGCGGCCCAGTTGCGCCACGCCATCACCGGAAGCATTGAAACGGCTGTTTACGGCGAGGAAACCGTAGTAAATGTTGGACAGCGTAGCCGGTGCAAACACATACGCTTCTTGCTGGGTACGGGAGTTCACCACGCGGAATTCGGTGTTATCGAACACCACTGCGCCGCGACCAGAAACGATATCCACATCCCCTTCAATATAGCTGTTGGTCACCAGCGTACGCGGCTGACGATTCGTTTCCAGACGGTTCTGCACACCGCTGTTGGTGACAAAGAAGGTGTTCTGACGACCGAGAATGTTGACGTTATTGATCTGCACTTTGTCGCCATCAGTACGCAGTGCCACCGCCGGATGGTTACCCGCATCTACGCTATCGCCCAGCGTGTTTTCGATGGTCAGGTTTTGCAGTTGCAGGCCATTATTTTGTGACCAGAAGACCGCAGAGCAGAGAACACCGATACTGTCGCTGCGTTTGCTCTGGCAGCTATCGTACATATACCACGCTGGTTTACCTGGCATATATTTGCCGCGCGGGTTGACGTCGTGACGCCAGTCGGCAGGGCTCATGCCACCATCAAGGGAAAGCCCAATCTTCACATCAATCGGTTTTTCACCTGTACCGTACAGAGTAATTCCACCCGGAGCGGCAGGGACATATACCGTTCCCTGATACTCACCAGGCATCACGGCAATATACTGGCGCTTGTTGGTACGCTTGATAATTGCCGCATCTACCGCCGCCTGAATCGTGGTATGCGTTACACCTTGAGTACCCGCCGGGCCGACAACAAAGTCAGGTTGCGCAGGCAGGGTAATCGGGGAAGGATTCCACGCTGCCGCACCTGGTGTCAGGGATGCAAAATAGTGTTGAGCATCGAAATTCTGCGCTTCTTTTGCCGACAGAATCGGGCGCGAAGAGGTACCAGGCGCGGTTTGATCAGAAGGACGTTGATCGGGCGGTGTTGAGCTACAGGCGGTCAGCGTCACGCCAAAAGCCAATGCCAGCGCCAGACGGGAAACTGAAAATGTGTTCACAGGTTGCTCCGGGCTATGAAATAGAAAAATGAATCCGTTGAAGCCTGCTTTTTTATACTAAGTTGGCATTATAAAAAAGCATTGCTTATCAATTTGTTGCAACGAACAGGTCACTATCAGTCAAAATAAAATCATTATTTGATTTCAATTTTGTCCCACTCCCTGCCTCTGTCATCACGATACTGTGATGCCATGGTGTCCGACTTATGCCCGAGAAGATGTTGAGCAAACTTATCGCTTATCTGCTTCTCATAGAGTCTTGCAGACAAACTGCGCAACTCGTGAAAGGTAGGCGGATCCCCTTCGAAGGAAAGACCTGATGCTTTTCGTGCGCGCATAAAATACCTTGATACTGTGCCGGATGAAAGCGGTTCACGACGAGTAGATGCAATTATGGTTTCTCCGCCAAGAATCTCTTTGCATTTATCAAGTGTTTCCTTCATTGATATCCCGAGAGCATCAACATGCAATGTTGTAGGGATGGCAATTTTTACGCCTGTTTTGCTTTGTTCGACATAAAGATATCCATCTACGATATCAGACCACTTCATTTCGCATAAATCACCAACTCGCTGCCCGGTAACAACAGCCAGTTCCATTGCAAGTCTGAGCCAACATGGTGATGATTCTGCTGCTTGATAAATTTTCAGGTATTCGTCAGCCGTAAGTCTTGATCTCCTTACCTCTGATTTTGCTGCGCGAGTGGCAGCGACCGGGTTTGTTGTTATATGGCCTTCAGCTATTGCCTCTCGGAATGCATCGCTCAGTGTTGATCTGATTAACTTGGCTGACGCCGCCTTGCCCTCGTCTATGTATCCATTGAGCATTGCCGCAATTTCTTTTGTGGTGATGTCTTCAAGTGGAGCATCAGGCAGCCCCCTCCTTATTGCTTTAATTTTGCTCATGTAATTTATGAGTGTCTTCTGCTTGATTCCTCTGCTGGCGAGGATTTTTTCGTAGCGATCAAGCCATGAATGTAACGTAACAGAATTATCACTGTTGATTCTCGCTGTCAGAGGCTTGTGTTTGTGTCCTGAAAATAACTCAATATTGGCCTGTATTGCTTCAGTGATTGCTATCCTCCTGTCTCGGCCTAAACCAAACTCTTTACCCGTCCTTGGGTCCCTGTAGCAGTAATATCCATTGTTTCTTATATAAAGGTTAGGGGGTAAATCCCGGCGCTCATGACTTCGCCTTCTTCCCATTTCTGATCCTCTTCAAAAGGCTACCTGTTACTGGTCGATTTAAGTCAACCTTTACCGCTGATTCGTGGAACAGATACTCTCTTCCATCCTTAACCGGAGGAGGGAATATCCTGCATTCGCGCACCCATCGACGAACTGTTTCAAGGCTTCTTGGGCGTCGCTGGCGTGCGTTCCACTCCTGAAGTGTCAAGTACATCGCAAAGTCTCCGCAATTACACGCAAGAAAAAGCCGCCATCAGGCGGCTTGGTGTTCTTTCAGTTCTTCAATTCGAATATTGGTTATGTCTGCATGTGCTATCTGCGCCCATATCATCCAGTGGTCATAGCAGTCATTGATGTTCTCTGCTTCGATAACTCTGTTGAATGGTTCTCCATTCCATTCACCTGTGACTCGGAAGTGCATTTATCATCTCCATAAAACAAAACTCGCCGTAGCGAGTTCAGATAAAATAAATCCCCGCGAGTGCGAGGATTGTTATGTAATATTGGGTTTAATCATCTATATGTTTTGTACAGAGAGGGCAAGTATCGTTTCCACCGTACTCGTGATAATAATTTTGCACGGTATCAGTCATTTCTCGCACATTGCAGAATGGGGATTTGTCTTCATTAGACTTATAAACCTTCATGGAATATTTGTATGCCGACTCTATATCTATACCTTCATCTACATAAACACCTTCGTGATGTCTGCATGGAGACAAGACACCGGATCTGCACAACATTGATAACGCCCAATCTTTTTGCTCAGACTCTAACTCATTGATACTCATTTATAAACTCCTTGCAATGTATGTCGTTTCAGCTAAACGGTATCAGCAATGTTTATGTAAAGAAACAGTAAGATAATACTCAACCCGATGTTTGAGTACGGCCATCATCTGACACTACAGACTCTGGCATCGCTGTGAAGACGACGCGAAATTCAGCATTTTCACAAGCGTTATCTTTTACAAACCCGTATTCCTGCTCATATCACTCTCCTTTGATGCGAATGCCAGCGGCGCGGATAGATTTCCATTGTTCCCACATGCGGTTGAAGTCTGTTCCTGATAAGGTCGCGTTACGGTATCCAGTTTCGGTGCGCAATCCTTCAAGCGTCGATTTGGAAATACAAATTGAATGCATTACCCATGATTCGAACAAATCACGCTCCCGGGCTTCGCAACTTTGCTTACTCATCTCTTCGATACGTTCAGCCATCGCAGCACACTCTTCAAAGTTACTTAATGCTTTTCGCTCCCATTCGGCGCATTGTTTTCCAAGCTCTGCAATCAGCTTGTCTTTGCCTTCCAGCTCAACTCGCAGCTTCCCTACCGTTAGCGCAATATCCTCGTTCTCCTGATCACGGCTTTTGATGTATTGCTGGTTTCTTTCCCGTTCATCCAGCAGCGCCAGCACGGTAGCTGGACTGGCTGCGGCGATGAATTCAGCATTGGCCTGCTGTTCCATTTGGAAATCTTCATCGAAACCGCTTTCAGGATGCGCTCCTTCAATTCTGCAAATGGGAATATATCCAGCAGCCTCGCGATGAATTAGCGCATCATCACAATCAAATCGGCTCTCTCCATATTCGAGCGACCATACACCACACGTTGCTTTTTCTGCCTTGGCACGCAGTGCCTCATAGTCAATCTTGCTCACTGGTTGCCTCCTTTGCGAATCTGTTCCGCCCATTCTTCAAGGGATTTCTCCGCATATTCACCGGACAGGCCATCAATCGGGTGCAGTTCATTAGCCAACTCTTCTTTCGCTGACAGAATCATGCGTGTAACGTCGAAAACTTCACGCAAAGACTTATTGATAAATCCGTGGTTGAAAGCAGCAGCAAGACGGCTGGCGGTATAGTTAATCCCCTCGTTGCGTGCTTCTGCACGAATTTCAGCCAGAAAAGCATCGGTAGCTGGGGTGTCTGATTGCAGAAACTTTGCGCGATAGTCATTCCACCCTCTTGCATACATGGGATTAACTTGCACTCCATCTTTTACGCAATATGCCTGCCCTCCACGGTTGATAACCTTGATTTCGTCCATAGCGCCAGACTTCAGCCCCGCATTCTCCGCTGCCAGCGCCGCGCACTTGGCCTCAGCTTCAGCAAATTTACGCACCATATATTCAGCATTTGTTTCGTTAACCTTTAAATCACATGAGATGCATTTACCTTTCAGAAATCCATCCATCTCAATTAGTGTCATTCGTTTCATTTCTTCCCACTCCGCCACATCTCATTCAGATATTTGTTTTGATTCACTGACGGAGAAGAATTTCTCTTAAGCAATTCCTCTCTCGATGGCATTGGCTTTACGCGTTGGCGAATAATCATTTCTGCCGGAAGAATGCCGGGATTGTATGCAAGTCCTCTCATGGTAAATTCCTCAGTCATTACTGATAGCGCCATAGCGTGAGCGGTAATTACGCAGGCGCGGGTCAATTTCAGGGAAGTGTGTATATGCGGCTTTGCGGAATGGTCGTATTGATGTCTGGTAAATTCGCTCTCGTTCTTCTTTCTCTGCAAGCCATATACAGTGGCGAAATTCCTTTTCCTCTTTCGTTTCCTGCGGTAGCGACATTATCCGGTCGTAGTTTTTCCTGAATTTATCCAGCACCTCCGATACGGAATTGCCGGAACAGCGGCGCGGGTCATCCGCACCATACTGAGGCGCTGGCATGATTTTCTCCTGATTAAATTGCGTGAATAGCGTGACGAGGGAAGGGGAGAGTTACTGGTGCAAAGGGTATATCGTCGTCAAAATCCATCGGAGGTTCGTTGTGTTGTGCTGGTGATGATTGCTGCTGTGGCTTCTGTGATTGCCTGCTGGCTGCTTGTTGTTTGCTGTCGCCAATGCCGCCAAGCATTTGCATCACGCCATTAATTCCGACATGAACCTCGGTTGTGTAACGGTCTTGCCCTGACTGGTCTTTCCACTTTCTGGTTCTCAGCATTCCCTCGAAATAAATCTGATCACCTTTTTTCACATACTGCCCCACGACCTCAGCCAGTTTCCCGGATACAGCAACACGATGCCATTCAGTCAATTCCTTTTGCTCGCCAGTATTTTTATCTCGCCATTGTTCTGACGTGGCTATTGTCAGGTTAGCGAACGCTGTTCCTGATGGTGAGTATCGAACTTCCGGGTCTTGTCCTACCCGACCAAGGATAATCACCTTATTTACGCCTCTGCTTGCCATTTATGCCGCCTGTTTTAGTTCGTTAACTCTGATGTTCATTACCTGAACACATTTAGCCTGCGCCTCCTCGTTGCCAGCCATTAATTGCCAGTCACGCTGATAACGCTCGATGAGTTTTTTCTTGTCAGTTTCTGTCGCTGCATAATCGCTGAAGTCTTTCAGGATTTGTTCGCAGTCAACCGATGGAGATTTCTGGTTGGTATTTTCTGGTGATGGTTTGTTATCTGATGCTGGGATTGCCCATCCCGGCAGTGATGGAGGTAGCCAGTAAAATCCTGTTCCATCCTTCAGTTTTGCCCTGTGCCACCCCTGCTTTTTATCGAGAGATGTTTGTGCGAAACCTTCCTCAAGGTTATACAGATACCGACCGATTCCCCACTGAACGGCAGCGCGCTTCATTGCACCGGAACGACCGCCTTTGACAGCTTCTACCTGCGTGTTTTCAGCAGCATCCCATTTGGTTACCCATTCGGAATCAATCCTGATTGATATGCCGCATTCAACGCCGCCGTTGTTGGGAATATCGCGGTATTCATTGCGCCATCCTGCTTTGCCGCAAACATCGTCCAGACGTTTCATGATTGCCCGGTTCGTGACATAAGCCAGCACCATAGCCCACACCTTGCCATCGCGTGTTTTACCGCTTTGCTGTATTCGCCATTCGATATCTTCAGGGCTGAATGGCTCATCGAATTTGTTCAAATCCATAATTCACCTCAGAATGGACACGGCCCAAGGAAATAACGCTGATTTAATACTTCGACTCGGGACAAATTAAGGCATACCCGCATTCCTTCGCGGTCGCCATTATGGCGATACCAGAGAGCTTTCTGCGTGTACATGCGTCTCTGTAACTTGCTCTCCTTCACTGTGGTTGCAAGTGACATGAATATCTCCTTCGTTACCGATTAATTCTTTCATCTGACGAATGAATTCTTCGTCTGAGCAGTTATCTGTAAAACTCATTTCCTGCGATACCACGGAAGGTTGATAGCTGATTTCATCGCTTTATTTGCTTCAAGCCACATTTTGGAATCACCAATAAATCTGGCTATTACTGCTTTGTTCTGTGCAGCACGAAGCATCTGGTGATTGATGGCTATTTCATTGCGCATAACGCCTCCAGTTGTTTCTTTGCTGCTCTGATTAATTGTTTAACTCGGCGTGATAATTCAGATTCGTGCGGGTAGAAAGCGGACATGACGCCGCTACCCGCGAGCTGAAAGTGCATCATGGGTAACTCCTTATATTTGATTGCATAACGAAAACGCCTCGAGTGAAGCGTTATTGGTATGCGGTAAAGCCGCACTCAGGCGGCCTTGATAGTCATATCATCTGAATCAAATATTCCTGATGTATCGATATCGGTAATTCTTATTCCTTCACTACCATCCATTGGAGGCCATCCTTCCTGACCATTTCCATCATCCCAGTCGAACTCACAAACAACACCATATGCATTTAAGTCTTTCGAAATTGCTATAAGCAGAGCATGTTGCGCCAGCATGATTAATACAGCATTTAATACAGAGCCGTGTTTATTGAGTCGGTATTCAGAGTCTGACCAGAAATTATTAATCTGGTGAAGTTTTTCCTCTGTCATTACGTCATGGTCGATTTCAATTTCTATTGATGCTTTCCAGTCGTAATCAATGATGTATTTTTTGATGTTTGACATCTATTCATATCCTCATAGATAAAAAATCGCCCTCACATTAGAGGGCAAAGAAGATTTCCAATAATCAGAACAAGTCGGCTCCTGTTTAGTTACGAGCGACATTGCTCCGTGTATTCACTCGTTGGAATGAATACACAGTGCTTATTCGTACTAATAAAACACCCAATTTTCTGTTTCTTGGTTGTGTCCAAAGTTATATTCAATATCTGGTGTTGATGTATCAATATTCTTCATCCCATCAACAAGAGTTGATACAACAGCCAAATCTTGTTTGATTCTCATCAAATGGTATTTCTTTCGGCGCAATAAACTTTCAATGGCAAGTTTCTTCGTCGGGAATGCAAAAGATCTTTCTGCATTTTTTGCTACTTTCTTAATTGCATATCTATTTCTCCTTTGTTTCCATTCCTGTAACCACTGATTTGGTGCTGGTTTAAAATTAACAATCCAATGCGCAGGAACCAACCATGCATAATGCTCTGTCTGATGAAAAGCTATATATTGAAGTGCGAATATTTTGATCCCATCTTCTTCAACTGTCGCCTGGAATCTCCAGAAAACAGGCATTCCATCATGTTCAGTTTCTGATTCAGGAAAAGGTACGCTCCATGATTTTGTCATATCTCACCTCAAATAAGTGGTTTGCTGACCACTACAGCCTAATTTCATTTTCTGGCGACCAACACAAGTCATCTTGCTGTCAGTTGTTTGGATTTCCGGTAGCCTGCCGCGTAAAGAGCTACGTTCGGAAGACAAGTTGAGCCTTCATATTTTCTGGTCAACGTTGTCAGTGTTATTACTTCTGCTCTCATTGCTGGTTTGCGCTTGCATTGCAAGACCACTCGAGAGGGGGTTGGTCTGTGTAGCTTGTCGGAGCTAATCGCCTCCTGACTTTGCAGGTTTGCGCGACGAGCTCTACGACGAGAAGCTGAGGTGCCTTTAAATTCTGTTTTTCTGGACATAGATTCCTCCCGAATAAACTTTGGTGATGCAATCTCGAAGCTCCTCCTGAGACGGTTGCTTCGGCATTGCATCCCACAGCTCATGTGGTTGGGTGATCTGGCTTTTCAGCCACGTAGTCGAGAGTTCGACGTTGTTTAAAGAGCCTGCCAGTCTGTTCCGTTTGGCTTCCAGCGTCCTGCTGACGGTTAAATAGTACGATATGTACTTTATTGGGTCAATACGATTTGTTCTGAAATAGGGTGATTTTTTATAACACTTTGTATTTAATAGTGTTGTTTTTTAGCGTGGGTGTATCGCCTCGGCGATGTAAGGAGAGATCAGAATTGCGTGGTTTAGTGAGTTGTATCTATTTATTTTTCAATAAATACATTTGGTTATGTGTCTTTAGGTGGGGGCGTGAGGCAAAGAAAACCCGGCGCTGAGGCCGGGGTATGCATTTATGGTTTTTTTTGGTCGTGCTTTGCTAGGGCTTTATGAGTTTTCTTAATGCTGCTTCTAACTTTCTGAATTTTTTCTTGGGAAAGTTTTATGTTTTCAGGGGCTGTTCCAGTGTTAGAAATCATTACATTGCGAACAGATCTCCCTACGGTCTCAGCAGCATTCTCTAGTTGAGACTGTCCCTTCAGGTTCTGGTTTCTGATTCTTGCTTCTGTCTGTGTAATTCTGAATATATTGGCCGCGAGCTCTTCGCTTCCCATGAAGTCAAGCATCGTTCCATCTTTTTTAGTTAGGCCTTTTCGAGCTTTCAACTGTGAGAGATTCATATTGTACATCCCACGGTAGCCCGCATTTTGAAATAGACCATAGTCGACTACTCCGTGTTTATGGGCTACATGACTGAGAGTTTTCTCTCTAGATGTAATCTCGCCACGCAAATAAACTCGATTAACTGCGTCATGGTTATGATATGTAGTGTGTATTTCTGCTGCGAGCCCAGCAAAATAAGCTTGTGCATTTGCAACTTTTTGATTGCTGATGTCACCATTCATTACAATCAGATAACAAGCGAAACGAGTTAATTTAAAGTCATTTTTCGCATTTTCTGAAGGCATCTGGATGAAGTTATCGTATACAGGGATATCGAGGCTCACACATACAGATGTAGCTTTGTTAATGGCTTTCAATATCTGATCCATGCCATTATATCCAAGCATCATCGCTAAATCAGATGCAAACCAATAGGTAACACCGTTTTCTCTAGCGAAATCATCAAATGTTAACTGTGATGTGTCATCGAAAACAGTAATTTGCCTACTCATATCACACCCGAACTTACTCATCGATTTTCCCTTATATTAATATAATGTGGATAGTTTGTCGCCAACTCGCTAAAGTTATTCATTATGAGGTTTGCCATCCATCACCCAAACGTCTCTTCAGGCCACTGACTAGCGATAACTTTCCCCACAACGGAACAACTCTCATTGCATGGGATCATTGGGTATTGTGGATTTAGTGGCTGTAGAAACACCTGACCGCTATCCCTGATCAGTTTCTTGAAGGTAAATTCATCACCACCAAGTCTGGCTATGCAGAAATCGCCGGGCTCAACAGCTTGCTCTGGGTCAACCAGAATTAACATCCCGTCAGGAAAACTAGGTTTGGAACCTGTTGGGGCGGTCATTGAGTTACCTTCAACCTCAAGCCAGAATGCAGAGTCACTGGCTTTTTTGGTTGTGCTTACCAATCTCTCCGCATCGCCTTTGGTAAAGGTTCTGAGTTCTGGAGAGAACATCCCAGCCTGAACATGAGAAAAAACAGGGTACTCATATTGTTTTTTAACTGGGGCCGATGAGTATTCGCCAACAGGTGAAAATGTCCCGTCGTGGTTGAATGATATGTTATCAATACCAAGGTATTTAAACACCACACCAATATCACTAAGAGATGGATGACGAGATCCGCGCAACCAGTGTCCAATCCCACCCTGCGTCATACCTAGCTCTTCGGCTAACTTCTCTTGAGTTATGCCGAGCTCTTTCATTCTGGATCTAGCCAGTTCATACCATTTCATTTTCATGTCCTTATTATTACGCTCTGTATTGCAACCATCCATGCACAATGTGTATTTTTGCTTGCATTCAAAAAGTACATATTGTATTTTTTTCTTCATGGTTACTATGGAGGGCATATGAGCAACCTACGAAAATATCGAGAGTCACTGAATATCTCTCAAACAACACTTGCTAAGGCAGTTGGATGCACACAGGGAGCTATCGGACATTGGGAATCTGGTCGTCGCTTCCCAGACCTTAAAACATGCCGTGCTCTTGTTGCGTGTCTAAACAAGTTAGGCGCAAAAGTAAGTCTTGATGACGTGTTCCCGCCGGAGCACAAAGCCGCTTAATAAGCGGAGCCGCTCTTTGTAACAACGGACATTCGTCCTACGTCGCTGAAAAGCGAGCCCCAAGATATCTGACCAACTAAGGCCATATGCGTTTCCACGCATACCTTTCAACTAACTATTCACTATTGGAAATCTTAAGAAATGGAACAAACAAGTTACAGCAAACTATCACAGCGTGACGTTGATCGCGCAGAAACAGATTTACTCATCAACCTGTCAACGCTTACCCAGCGTGGTCTGGCAAAGATGATTGGCTGTCATGAATCGAAGATAAGCAGAACGGACTGGCGGTTTATTGCTTCGGTCTTGTGTGCTTTCGGAATGGCATCAGACATCAGTCCAATTAGCAGGGCTTTTAAGTATGCGCTTGATGGAATCACAAAGAAAAAACGCCCGGCGGCAACCGAGCGTTCTGAACAAATCCAGATGGAGTTCTGAGGTCATTACTGGATCTATCAACAGGAGTCATTATGACAAATACAGCAAAAATACTCAACTTCGGCAGAGGTAACTTTGCCGGACAGGAGCGTAATGTGGCAGATCTCGATGATGGTTACGCCAGACTATCAAATATGCTGCTTGAGGCTTATTCAGGCGCAGATCTGACCAAGCGACAGTTTAAAGTGCTGCTTGCCATTCTGCGTAAAACCTATGGGTGGAATAAACCAATGGACAGAATCACCGATTCTCAACTTAGCGAGATTACAAAGTTACCCGTCAAACGGTGCAATGAAGCCAAGTTAGAACTCGTCAGAATGAATATTATCAAGCAGCAAGGCGGCATGTTTGGACCAAATAAAAACATCTCAGAATGGTGTATCCCTCAAAACGAGGGAAAATCCCCTAAAACGAGGGATAAAACATCCCTCAAATTGGGGGATTGCTATCCCTCAAAACAGGGGGACACAAAAGACACTATTACAAAAGAAAAAAGAAAAGATTATTCGTCCGAGAATTCTGGCGAATCCTCTGACCAGCCAGAAAACGATCTTTCTGTGGTTAAACCGGATGCTGCAATTCAGAGCGGCAGCAAGTGGGGAACAGCAGAAGACCTGACCGCCGCAGAGTGGATGTTTGACATGGTGAAGACCATCGCGCCATCAGCCAGAAAACCGAATTTTGCTGGGTGGGCTAACGATATCCGCCTGATGCGTGAACGTGACGGACGTAACCACCGCGATATGTGTGTGCTTTTCCGCTGGGCCTGCCAGGACAACTTCTGGTCCGGTAACGTGCTGAGTCCGGCCAAACTCCGCGACAAGTGGACCCAGCTCGAAATCAACCGTAACAAGCAACAGGCAGGCGTGACAGCCAGCAAACCAAAACTCGACCTGACAAACACTGACTGGATTTACGGGGTGGATTTATGAAAAACATCGCCGCACAGATGGTTAACTTTGACCGTGAGCAGATGCGTCGGATCGCCAACAACATGCCGGAACAGTACGACGAAAAGCCGCAGGTACAACAGGTAGCGCAGATCATCAACGGTGTGTTCAGCCAGTTACTGGCAACTTTCCCGGCGAGCCTGGCTAACCGTGACCAGAACGAACTGAACGAAATCCGCCGCCAGTGGGTTCTGGCTTTCCGGGAAAACGGGATCACCACAATGGAACAGGTTAACGCAGGAATGCGCGTAGCCCGTCGGCAGAATCGACCATTTCTGCCATCACCCGGGCAGTTTGTTGCATGGTGCCGGGAAGAAGCATCCGTTATCGCCGGACTGCCAAACGTCAGCGAGCTGGTTGATATGGTTTACGAGTATTGCCGGAAGCGAGGCCTGTATCCGGATGCGGAGTCTTATCCGTGGAAATCAAACGCGCACTACTGGCTGGTTACCAACCTGTATCAGAACATGCGGGCCAATGCGCTTACTGATGCGGAATTACGCCGTAAGGCCGCAGATGAGCTTGTCCATATGACTGCGAGAATTAACCGTGGTGAGGCGATCCCTGAACCAGTAAAACAACTTCCTGTCATGGGCGGTAGACCTCTAAATCGTGCACAGGCTCTGGCGAAGATCGCAGAAATCAAAGCTAAGTTCGGACTGAAAGGAGCAAGTGTATGACGGGCAAAGAGGCAATTATTCATTACCTGGGGACGCATAATAGCTTCTGTGCGCCGGACGTTGCCGCGCTAACAGGCGCAACAGTAACCAGCATAAATCAGGCCGCGGCTAAAATGGCACGGGCAGGTCTTCTGGTTATCGAAGGTAAGGTCTGGCGAACGGTGTATTACCGGTTTGCTACCAAGGAAGAACGGGAAGGAAAGATGAGCACGAACCTGATTTTTAAGGAGTGTCGCCAGAGTGCCGCGATGAAACGGGTATTGGCGGTATATGGAGTTAAAAGATGACCATCTACATCACTGAGCTTGTAACAGGTCTGCTGGTAATCGCAGGCCTTTTTATTTGGGGGAGAGGGAAATGAACGATAGCTACCGACAATTCGAAGAGTGGTGGTCAAAATACAAAAGCCCGTTCACGGAAGACGACGGGTTAAAAGAGTTTGCCTGGGTGATATGGCAGGCATCAAGGGCAGCTATTGAACTGGATATCGACTGGCCCGAATCGAATGACAACTTTTGGAAAGGTGGCGAAGAAGGCGCTTATGCGATGGGGCATGAGGATGGGAAGGACAAAACGGTAATTGCAGTGATGAAAGCCATCATAGCCGCTGAAGTCAAAGTGAAGGAGTAACGATGAAGCAAACAATCTTCCTCCGAACTAAGCAACAACAGCAAGCCGCAATCAACGCCATCCTCTCAGCTCCTCTCGATAAAGACAAGCCAGTCACCATCCGCATTACTGACTACAAGCGCAACCTTGACCAGAACGCAAAATTTCACGCGATGCTGGCGGATATCGCACGTCAGGTTCAATGGTGCGATAAATGGTTAAAACCAGAACAATGGAAGGTTTTGTTGATCAGCGGTCATGCAGTGGCAACAAAACAGGAAGCTGATGTTTTGCTAGGCCTTGAAGGAGAATACGTCAACATTCGCGAAAGTAGCGCACAGATGAGCGTGAAGCGCATGGCAAGCCTGATTGAGTACACGACAGCCTGGGCTATTGGTCAGGGTGTCAGATTTACCGACAGGAGGTACGAATGAGACGACAGCGACGAAGTATCACCGACATCATCTGCGAAAACTGCAAATACCTTCCAACGAAGCGCTCCAGAAATAAACGCAAGCCAATCCCAAAAGAATCTGACGTAAAAACCTTCAACTACACGGCTCACCTGTGGGATATCCGGTGGCTTAGAGAACGTGCGAGGAAAACAAGGTGATTGACCAAAATCGAAGTTACGAACAAGGAAGTGTCGAGCGAGCTTTAACGTGCGCTAACTGCGGTCAGAAGCTGCATGTGCTGGAAGTTCACGTGTGTGAGCACTGCTGCGCAGAGCTGATGAGCGATTCGAATAGCTCGATGCACGAGGAAGAAGATGATGGCTAAACCAGCGCGAAGACGATGTAAAAACGATGAATGTCGGGAATGGTTTCACCCTGCATTCGCCAATCAGTGGTGGTGCTCTCCAGAGTGTGGAACCAAGATAGCTCTCGAACGACGAAGCAAAGAACGCGAAAAAGCGGAAAAGGCAGCAGAGAAGAAACGACGACGAGAGGAGCAGAAACAGAAAGATAAACTTAAGATTCGAAAACTCGCCTTAAAGCCCCGCAGTTACTGGATTAAACAAGCCCAACAAGCCGTAAACGCCTTCATCAGAGAAAGAGACCGCGACTTACCATGTATCTCGTGCGGAACGCTCACGTCTGCTCAGTGGGATGCCGGGCATTACCGGACAACTGCTGCGGCGCCTCAACTCCGATTTGATGAACGCAATATTCACAAGCAATGCGTGGTGTGCAACCAGCACAAAAGCGGAAATCTCGTTCCGTATCGCGTCGAACTGATTAGCCGCATCGGGCAGGAAGCAGTAGAGGAAATCGAATCAAACCATAACCGCTATCGCTGGACTGTCGAAGAGTGCAGGGCCATCAAGGCGGAGTATCAACAGAAACTTAAAAAACTGCGAAACAGCAGAAGTGAGGCTGCATGAATATCTACGAAAGAATTGATGGCAGCAAATACCGAAATATTTGGGTAGTTGGCGATCTGCACGGATGCTACACGAACCTGATGAAAAAACTGGAGACGATAGGATTCGACACCAAAAAAGACCTGCTTATCTCGGTGGGCGATTTGGTTGATCGCGGTACAGAGAACGTAGAATGCCTGGAATTAATCACATTCCCCTGGTTCAGAGCTGTACGTGGAAACCATGAGCAAATGATGATTGATGGCTTATCAGAGCGTGGAAACGTTAATCACTGGCTGCTTAATGGCGGTGGCTGGTTCTTTAATCTCGATTACGACAAAGAAATTCTGGCTAAAGCTCTTGCCCATAAAGCAGAAGAACTTCCGTTAATCATCGAACTGGTGAGCAAAGATAAAAAATATGTCATCTGCCACGCCGATTATCCTTGTGACGAATACGAGTTTGGAAAGCCAGTTGATCATCAGCAGGTAATCTGGAACCGCGAACGAATCAGCAA